AAACTTGAATCTGGTAGAGCTATTGTTATTGTTGGTGATAGTCAAACTGATGAGTGTTTATTTGAGCCGTATATCAGTCCTAATGAAGATGCTTATAGTATCATTTATGTTTCAGAACAGGAACAAGAATGTATAGATGGTAGTGTAACACCAAGTCCGACACCTACAAATACTTCTACTCCAACTCCAAGTATTACTCCAACAAATACTCCTACAAATACAGGAACACCTACTCCGACACCAACAGACCCAAGAGCGTGTAGAACATATACCATTAACGCTTATTTTGGGACAGCTACTTTTAATTGGACTAATTGTGATGGGACACCAGGAACAATAACTTTAACTAATACATTTACTAATATATGTGCTAAACAAGGTTCAGTATCGGTAATATCAGGATTGGGAACAATAACCGATATTGGAAGCTGTTAATAATTAATCAATTTATAGGAATATAAACAAAATGAAAACTTTAGATATTTATTAGTAATGAAGAATAATTTACAGATATTAGATTTTAACGCCGCTCAGGTTCCACAATACCAAGAGGTAATAAAGAATAAGCCTTGGGTATATTATGGTGAAGATAATATTTTCCCAAATCATCTTTTAGCTTTATACCAATACTCAAGTATTAATAGAGCTTGTGCCAACGCTGTAATCTATGGTGTTAAAGGAAAAGGACTTATCGTTAAAGAAGGTAATCCTGATGTATTAGCGATGGCTAATAGAAATGAAACCATTTTTGAGGTTTATAAGAAGATTGTTACAGACAGAGTATTATTTGGTGGGTTCGCATTAAACATCGTTAAATCAAATGATGGTGGAATTGCTGAGTTTTATCACACAGATTTTTCAAGATTAAGAGCCGGTAAAGAAGATGACTTTGGTAATATCGGTTCATACTATTATTCTATTGATTGGAGGGGTTCAACAATCAATCCAAACAAATATAAGCCAGTTGAAATAGAAGCGTTTAATATGCTTCCCAATTCAGCAGTATCACAAATCTTATACGACAAGACAAACTATGTTCCAGGTATGAGTTATTATCCAGCACCGGATTATTTGGCAGGTGTTACAACAATCCAATTAGATATTGAGATTAAAAACTTCCACTTGAATAATATGCAGAACTCTATGATGCCATCTATGGCTGTGAGTTTTACAAATGGTGTTCCTGGTGAGGAAGAAATGGATATGATAGAAAGACAATTACAATCAAAATATTCATCAACAAATAATGCTGGTAAGTTCTTTTTATTCTTTAGTGAGAACCCTGAGACAGCACCGGTAATTACACCAATAACAAATAACGCATCTGATGCTTGGTATACATCTATGGCTCCTCAAATTGAGAATAACGTATTAACATCTTGGAGGATTACCTCACCGATGATTTTGGGTATTAAGACAGCAGGACAATTAGGTGGTAGAGCAGAAATATTAGATTCATATCAATTATTTTTACAGACAGTTATAATGCCAATCCAAGAGGAAATATTGGAGACATTAGAGAAGGTATTATTCTTGAAATATAAAGAACCAATAAAATTAGGAATTGAACAGAATCAAATCTTACCGGATATTGAGGAAAATAAAATTGATATAAACGAAGGAATATAGTATCTTTGTAAAAAAAAATACATATGGCAGTTGTTTATAGACACATAAGATTAGATAAAAACGAACCATTCTATATTGGTATTGGTAAAACTGATAGAAGAGCTTATAGAAAGGATTATAGAAACAAATATTGGACGAGTATTTCCAATAAAGGATATAAAATTGAAATACTTTTTGATGATTTAACTTGGGAAAAAGCGTGTGAAAAAGAAATAGAACTTATAGAAATATATGGTCGTAAAGATTTAGGTTTAGGTTCTCTTGTAAATATGACTAATGGAGGAGAGGGTGGTAATGGAACTATTCAATCTGCAGAAACAAAGATAAAAAAATCAATCGCATTAAAAGGTAAAATTAGAAGCGATGAATCAAAACAAAAATATTCATTAGTATCAAAAAATAGAACTTATACTCAAGAGACAAGAAAAAAAATGAGTGAAGCTAAAAAGGGTAAGATTGGAAATCGTTTAGGCACAAAAGTATCAGAGGAAACTAAATTAAAAATTAGTAAATCAAAAAAAAATACAATTGTTTGGAATAAAGGTTTAGGTCATTCTGAGGCTCATAAAGAAAATCTACGTTTAGCTTGGATAAAAAGAAAAGAAAAACAAATAATTTAATGGCAGCACAAATATTACTAATATCTGAAACAAAGTTAAAAGCTTATACCACTCTGAACCAGAATATCGACCAAGCTTTATTGACGAGTTGTATATTCATCGCTCAAGAGATTCACCTTCAAGCCTTAATCGGTACTAAAGGTTACAATTATTATCAAAACTTGGTTAGAGATAATCAATTATCAGGAACAACCATTTCAAGTGCTGATAGAACTATGTTAGATGATTATTTTGCTCCTTACTTAGTTCATGCTGCGGCTTATGAAGCTATGCCAGAAATATTTGCTCGTAAGATGAATAAAGCCATTACTATTGGTAATACCGAACAAGGTACATCAATCGATATTAAAGGAATGTCTTATCTAAGAGAGATAGAATTATCAAGATATAATTTCTATGCTCAACGTATGATGGATTATTTATTGGGTAATCCAAGTGAGTATCCCTGGTATTATCAATACGGTTCTATCCAAGATATGCCACCTCAAAAAACTCAATACTTTGGTGGTGTATGGTTCACACCAGGTTTAAGAAAACCACCAAGACGTAATCAGGGGTATGGTAATTTACCTTCTTATTGGGGGCCTGAGTATTCAAGATGTGTAGATTGTTAATTATATGAACGAAGGAATAGTTTTAATTATATCAAATGCTTTAACGGCAGCAGCATCATTTTTCGTTGGTCGTAGAAAGACAGAAGCGGATAGTGATAATGTTATATTAAATAATCTTGCTACAAGTATTGGTATTTATCAAACGATAATTGAATCCTTAAAGGAGGAGATACAGCAATTAAATCTGAAAGTAGACCAACTTGAAAAGAAGGTTGATTTTCTTACAGAAGAAAACACTAAACTTAGAGGATACGGAAAAACATTATAATGCCCATACCATCAGTAAAACCAAGAGAAGAAGAATCAGAGTTTGTATCAAGATGTATATCTGATATAATCGATGAATATGGACAAGACCAAGCATCAGCTATTTGTTATGCTCAATATCAAAATGACACTCAAGGAGGAGTTGCTTCAGCTATGTCTGAGGAGTTCGGTAGAACCAAGTTTATCTTTGAGCCAGAACATAAAGAACAGATGACATCTTTTATGTCTCGTTGTATGTCTAACGCTCTTGTTAAAGAAAGAAAAAGTAATCGTGGTGTAAGAGCCGGTTTTTGTTACAGTCAGTACCAAACCAAATATTTATCTAACATAGGGAAGAGTTGGAAATAACCCCTTTATTTCTTACAGAAACACACCTACAATCAATTATAAATCCAAAGTAATATAACTACCCCAAAATGAAAGATGATGTCTTAGAAACGAAATTATGCAAGGCTTGCGATTTAGTTAAACCAATAAATCATTTTCATAGAACAGGACTTACTACTGGTGATGGTAGAAATGCCAGATGTCGTGTTTGTAAAAGAGATGGACTTTTAATTCCAAAAGAGTTAAAGAAACGTAGGAGCAAAGGTGATAGTGTTACAATATTAGATGATATTAAAATTACTCACATTAAAGACCAAGATTATATCGAGATGTATGTTTGGTTGGAAAAACGATTAGGATACGACCTGAGGTCTAAAAAGAGTATTCACGAACAATTCTGTGAGAGGTATGGATTAAAGATTAGAAAGAACTTTAAGAGATTCCCTAATCATAAATCACCAAAAGATTTAGGACTAATTTAATTTTTAGTATTTTGTTTTTTGATAATTTTCTGTATATTTATAATTGTAAGGGTTGAGATACTCTTATTCACTTGTCTTAATTCAGGGAACTTATAACAGACAACCATAACCATTCAGGTTATAAAGTGATAAGAAACCTAGTCAATATAACCATATATCAAATGGGGGACTAGGGGGAACTTATCACTTATCCATTCCCTTCAGGGAATTAAAGTATTAGAATAACTAGCAATAAGATATTAAATCTAGTCTAGTAGAGAAAAAATAAGTAAAATTATTTAT